GGGAGGATACTGATCGTAAAAAACGAGAAGGTTCTCGTAAAGGAAAACAGTTTGTAGCTAATACTGAGAAAGCAAAGAAAGCTGGTAAAGCTGCTAGGATGTATAAATCAAAGACTGGTAAATAATGGCTGAAACAACTGCCCGTCTCCAAGAAATTATTAATGCGTATATCGAACGGGATGGTAGCCAGTACGTAGATACTGGTATTGTTGCAGGCCATATCGCACAGATGAAACTGTTTGGCATTCGCCAAGGAGTTGAATTTTTTCCGTCACAAGATAACTTTGGTAATCAACGCAAAGACTTTATCGATAAGGTTGTAAAGTACAACAAATTAGATACACGTCTTGATTCAATCTGGGATTACTTTCTTTGCGATGGTAAAGGACTCTATTACATTCGACCTACAAAAAGTAATTATCGACTCTATTATTTCCGTAGTCATGAGTATCGTAGTTATTATAACGTCGATGGTGAGTTAGAAGAAGTTGTAATCATTTATAGCTATAAAGTAAAAAATAATAAAGGTGGCATCTATCAAGATATTGGTTTAGGTGGTATCAATACACCTAGTGCCCAGGCACAAGCTGGACATACAGCTAATGAAACACCTGGTCAAAAGCGTTATATCCGTCTTTCGATTAGACAAGACACTATTGAAGAAACACATTCAGAAGGTGAATTATCTTTTGATAATGCCAACATAATGACACCTGGGAAGACAAAGACTTTCCCGAATGAACTTCAATTTATTCCTTGTGTTGAAATTTTCAATAATCCTAAAGGCTTCTCCATGGAGGGAAGTGGTGAGTTTGATCAGTTAGCACAACACATCATTACTCATGATGACTTAGTGCGAAACATGAAGAAGAACTTACAGTTCTTCGGTAATCCTACTCTGCTTTCTTCTCGTCCTAAAACAGACTTGATGGAACCAGGAAATGACTCTGGTCCGCAACGGCCATCTATTGCGGCTAACTCTGGTTTCCAGAGTATGTCTCCATTATCACGTTCTACTTTTAAACAAGATCCCATTACGCGTGGTGTTGATGGTCAGATGCGTGTTCCTAGGGTGATTGCCAATTTAGAGCCCAATGATCGAGTTGGTTATATCGTTCCTGATGCGATCTCTGGTGATCAAAATGCATTTGTGCGGCAATATCGAGAAGAAATCCGTACAGCATTAGGAGGCGTAGACGAACTCTCAATTTCTGCTGGTGTTACTGCTACTGAATATAAATCTTTGTTTGGTCGTGTTGCAGCGACTAGTAAGAAAAAAGCAAATTCAATTTATACCCACGGTTTATGTCGTTGCTTTGAGTTAATCATCTTCCAAGAAGAGAGGATGTTTAGAGATACTTTGGCGCGTGCAGCAAATATTGAAAAGCCAATTCCACTGGAATCAGGTGCTTCAGAAGAAGAAAAAGAAATGTATAAAATGGCAATGCAAGAGTATGATCAGCGTGTCGTTGGTTTAATGAAAGCTTGTGTGGAAGCTCAAATGATTCCACCAGGCGTCGTTGGTTTAATTCCAGATGGCGACGTGTCAATGCTTTGGCGTTGGCTTGGTCCTGTGTATGAAGAATCAACGCAGGATATCCTGAACAATTCGATTGTTGTAAGGAACTTACAAGAATTGGGTGTTGATAGCATAGAAGCACTGAAATATCTTTTCCCATCAAAAACTGATGAGGAAAGAGCGGAAATGCTTTCGGGCTTCCCGTTCAGGATGGTTAACGAATTGCAAGGCGCTTACAACAGCTTTGCAAAATTGGTTGGGGGGATGATGCAGACCCCTCATCCCCAAGCTCCAGATTTGCCTATGGCAGCTGACCCGAGATTGGATTTAACCCCCTATCTGTATCGAACTCTTGAAGCGTTACAAAAGGAGATGAGTTATGCAGGACGCTACCGTCCAATCGATCCCACAGACGAACCCCCAGTCAGTGGCACCAAGCAACTACGTGGCGGCAGCACCGGCAGCTCCGGCTCCGGCAGCCCCGACGACACAAGTACCAGTGGGGACGTACTACCCCCAGGCAGTACCTCAGACGGCACCTCAGGGAACTACCAGTTACCAATCGAACCCGTCTCAATTCGCCCCCCAATCCCAGGAATCGGCGATGAACCAGGGGAATCCCTGGGAGTCGGCATTCAACAAGGTGGTGAACCTACTGGGCAGCCCGGTGCAATCCCCGTTCCAGGGTCAACCATCACAGGCCCCGGTTCAGGCTCCGAGTCAGTATTCCCAGGCAAACTGGGGTTCACAGGCTCCGGTCCTGGATCCGACCTTGGCACAATCGGCTCAGCAGACTTGGCAAACAAGCCAGACCTCATCGCCCAGCTATTCCCAAACTTCCTCGATCAACTCCTTAGAGGACGTGGCGGATCTGCTGGACTGGAGTCCTGAGAGCCGTATGGTGGTCGCCAATTACGGCACCGAAGCACCCGCCATTCTGAATCAATACGCCCTTAACCTTGAGGGAATGCTCGATAGCGCTGTGGCCTGGGGCCAAGAAGCTACCGATACCATGATGGGTTATGCCGATTTCTCTGTTAATGAGCATCGCGAAAACCTTGCTTACAACGAGATCCTGACTAATCCTGACGTTCTGTCTGATTACACCCTGGAGTATTTCGGTCCTAACGGTCCTTGCCCGGTGTATGAATCTGAAGCTGAACTGGAAACCCCTGGTTATCCGACTCAGCAAATTGCTGGTCAGAACTATGGCATGCCTGCTCCCCCTCAGGCCCAGGCTCCTCAAGCTCCCCAAGATTTCTGGGGTTCCTTTAAGCAGCAAATGGAAGTTGATCCCACCCAGGCTTGGCGTGTGATTAACCAAGCGTCTCCTCAGACGATGGCTAACAAACTGTTTGTTATGGAGTGATCCAATGATTGCAGGTAAATATGCACAATTAATGGCAAATCCTGCAGCATCTATGGCTCTCGGCGGCGGTATCGCTGCCGGGGCCTCTTTACTTGGTAATCAAGGAGAAGATAAAAGTGCCGGTCGCCAAGCGTTAGAAGCTCTTGGTGCTGGTGCTTTAGGTGCAGGCGTTGGCCGTATGTTACCCGGTGTTTATGCAGGAGCTGCACAACGTGCTACCGCTGCAGGTCGTAACTTTACTGATGAGATCCAAGGCGTTCAATCTCCTATGGGAGAACGTGAACGTGCTACTGCACAAGCCCGTGCAACTGGTGTACGCGGTTTAATGGATGCGGGAGTATCACAAGAAGATGCGGCTAAAGCAGCTGCCATGGGTATCCGTGGTACACAAGTTTTAACTAATACCGCAGCAGCTGCTGGTGGCTTAGGTCTTGCCACTGGTTTAGGTGGCATGATAGGCGGTGGTGTTGCCAACATTGGTAACATGGCTGGCCTTGGTATTGATCCTGAATCACCTGGTTCAAGTAATACTTCTAACTCACGTATGAGTATGAGAGGTGGTGGCTATATGCCAATGTATTGATTAACACTCAATATATTTAAGACTGCTAAACTTTTATTTAGATAGGACTCTAGTTCTAATCTTTCGTCCCGACAAAATTTTACCCGAGACACTGGAGGATAAAAGAAAGTGTTTTTAGACAACGACTTTCCTAAAATTTTAGGCGCGGAGCTTTACCGTCCGCACCCCGCATATATTTGCGAAATGGCTGTGGAGCCCGTGGTCGTCCACGACTTCACTTCTCAGCCCGGCCAAACCGTGCAGCTTGATCGCTACAAGTTTTGGGGAACCCCTGGTACTAAGGACAGCCGCGAGCGCGTGTCTGACCAGACTATTGGTACTGCTAACAGCCGCAACATCACCAAGGAGAAGGTGCTTGTTGTGTTGAAAGAGTACACAGGCCCTGCGGACCCAGGTGATCCGACCCAGCCTTCAACCTTCAAGATTGCACGCGAGACTCTGGTCACTGCCCAGCGCCTGTTACTGGACACCGGCAATCTGAACATGTTCCACCAGAGCATCGGTTCTTTAACTCTGCTCGACGACTACCGCCGCTGGCGCGATCGTGTTTTCATTGACGAACTTGCCAAAGCTGAGGCTCAAGGCCAAGCTTCATCCACTCAAGGAGGTTATTACTTCGCTGGTGACAAAGCTAAGGATTCCCAAGGTCGTATCACCTATACCAGTGCAGAATATGCTGCACAAGTTCAGCAATTCTCTGTCCGTACTGACCTCTTAGAGGTTGTTAAGGATCTGCGTAAGCGCAACGTGCCGACCTTCGCTGATGGTCTGTATCGCTGTATTTGCGATCCTGTTTTCATGATGCATCTGCGTCGTGACGATGACTTCCGTGAGATCGCCCGTTACAGCGGCAATCCTGGTCAAGGCATGTACATGGCTAACCCCATGATGCCTAACAACACCAGCTTCTACATGGGTCCCCAAGCTGGTCAGGGCTACTTCCTGGCTGGTGAGCCTGTGATGCCTACTGGCGTTCAATTTGAAGGCGTTAAGTTCTTCGAGTCAACCAACTTCCCGACCAAGAACGTTACCGCTACTTTCGATAACAGTTCTTACGCTTCTGAAGAAGTTGCCCAAGGTTATTTCTTTGGTCCTCAGGCAGTTGGTGTTGGTATCGGTGGCCCCAATGCTCAGGTACTGATCAATAACAATGATGACTTCTCACGTTTCATCATTCTTATCTGGCAACTTTATGCTGGTTTCGAAGTTTTAAACAAAGACTTCATCACCACTGCTTTCAGCTTCGTTTCCGACGACGATACGATCTGATCTTAAAACGTAAACCATAAACGAGAATACAATCGATGGCATACTTATCTGCTAAGAAAATCTATCCGGGGGACATGACCGAACCCCTGAATGGTTGGTATAAAAATATTGATACCAACGATAGTGGTTCTAATGATGCTTCTAACGGTGGTCCTACCTCCGTTCTGGCTAATCCCGGTTGGCAGTTCTTCCAACTGCGCGGTTATGTTCAAGTCACCACTGCTACTGGTGATGGATATACCCAAGTTTCACAAGTCACCATTCCTTCTCCTTACAAGAATGATGACACTCGGACTGACATCACCGGCCTGGTGGTGACTGCTGATACTGATCGCCCTGCGTACGTTTATCGCACTGCCATTTCCGTGGCCCGAGGCTGGGGTGATGGTCGGGTTGCAGAAGATGGTTTGACCACTTCTGGTGCTGCTCAGGTTATCGGTTTCGGCCCTGGTACTTCCACTGCTCCAGTGAGCTTCTCAGGTGTGGTTGAAGGCGCAAACCTTACCGCTGCTTCTAACAACATTGCAGCCGGTACAGGCGGTCTTGGTGCTAACCCCTTCCAGACTGCTACGACCTTAACAGCAGCAATGCTGTATAAGCCTTACACCGCGAACCAAGAGTTCCGCGTCTACTCCAAGGCAGCTACTAACTCCACTTCTCTGAATGGTGGTTGGGCTATCTCTGACGCTGATAAGGCCGCAGGTCGTTTCGGTTACATCTTGTGTGAAGTCTGCTTTATCCGCCCTGACGTGGCAGTTGAATATGACGACCTGGAGCAATACCTTCCTTATAAGGTTGCTTCTAACTATCCTGGCTATTGATAGTTAATTAGAGTAATATGGGACCAGTAAATAAATAGCTGGTCCCTATGCTTTATCAGCACAAGAAAACCAAAGCAAGAATTAAGGTTGTTACAGAATGGGATAACGGCGATTGGTTAATGGTTGAAGACCAAGACGGACGTATCTTTACTGTATATAAAACCGAAATTATTGAGGATCCTGAAGCAACTAAGAAAGTTAAAACACTTCAAGTTAAAGACGTTGCAAAAGGAGATGAGCCACGTAAGTTTCCAACTGATACTCGACTGAATATCAATGGTGCTACCGCTCAAATGATTGCTGATCACATCAAAGGAGTTGGGCTTAAAACCGCTAAGGATATTAAGGATTTACAACTTTCTTTGTCAGGCGAAAGATTCAACAGTCTGGAGCAGTTAAGGCAAATTCCTCGTGTTGATTGGGATTCAGTATTTGCAGCTGATTTAATCCGTATTTAATCGAAAGCCCTTCGGGGCTTTCTTTATTTGTGCAGATTATAATAAACAAATAATGACGGTGCGCTGTGCAGCTATCAGAATTTAATAAAAGCCGCATTAGATATCACTTGGGTTACTACGTTGTTAGTGTTCCAGCTGGTGATTATGCACGGCTAGAAGAAGCAATGAATTCGGTTCCGGATTCAACCTTCAATGACAAGATTATCTATCAAATTAATCGTTGTGATGCAGCTGAGCGTAAAACTCAGTTAGCATCTTTTGAAGATGGCTTCCAGCCTCCTAGCACCCGAGTTGAAGGTATTGTTGGTGACGTTGATCGTACGATTCGTTCCAGCAGTGTCAAAGAAGCTTTGAAGGTATGGGACGAAGTTTATCTGTATGAGACCAACCGTCTTGCACAGATCCTCTACGTTGCAAACTACAAAGATCCTTTCCAGGCACGTTATCGTTTTGAGCGTTCTGGAGCTGAGTTTATTCAAGCTTTACCTGGCCCCGCTGATACAGCAGTCGGTGCAAATATCTACCTCAACATTACCCATCGCTGATTATGTTAAACGCTCTTTTTGGTGGTCCATTTCTTTATGGACAAGGACAATCTGGTAGTTATGTAGATAAAGCTGCCCGAGCAATTCCTGGTATGACACCAGATAAAGATACTGATATTGGACGTGCAGCCGGTCAGTTTCTTTTGAAATTTTTATTTGGCACTCCTCAAGCAGATACCCCTAGTCGTCCCCTTATGAATCTGCCTAGGTCTGTTAACACCAACTTGGCAGCATATGATGAAGGTGTGACTCTTCCTGGTGTTAGTAGTGCAGGTAATGCAGGTGGGTATGATCCAGGTCTTGGGCGCACTATTAGTATTCAAGATGTAGAACCCGAAGTTGTAGACACTTCAACACAACTACCTCCTTCTGCAGAGCAAACATATATGGATCCTTATGCCTATCAACTTCAGGTGTATGGACAAGGACGTCAAGCAGCACAATCACAAGCTGAGATGGACAAAGTTCGTAATTTAGGTCTTGCGATTCATCGTGATATGTATCCAAATATGTACAAATCATATAGCCCACAAATTAGAGAAACATTCCCAGATATGTCTACTAATTCATTAGAAAATGTTGTCAAAGAAAAAGGAGTTCAACTTCCTGGCTCTATGACAAATGTTGACTCATATAATGAGTTATTAGCACAAGATGAAGAAGCACGTATCTATAAACTTGATGAGACTACAGCAGATGTAGAAGAACTTCTTAAGCAAATTGCAGAACGTCGTAAAGGAAAATAAAGATGTCATTAACTACATCGAAGCTATTCAATTTAACTCCTGCAGAAACAACTGCAGCAATTAATACAATTGCCGGTGAAGCCTATCAAGGTGCTAGTGGAGCTGATATTGCTGCAGTGACAGCTAATCTTCTTTCTAGACGATTAGCTAAATATGATGGCAATGAAAATATTGTTGATATTGTTACAGCACCAATGCAATATGAAGCCAATGAGAATTTAACAAGAGATCAAATAATAAATCCTAATTTAATTTCTAAATCAGATCGAGAAAGAATCGCTGCAGTTTTTGAAAATCCAGGGTTAATTAAAGACGCATATCAAAAAACAGGAGGTGCTTTATCTTTTCGCGGCACTGCAAATTATAAATATCGTAGAGGAGATGAGTACACTCCAGTAGAAGGTAAAAGTAATTTTTACTTTGATCCTTTAGATCCAGAAACGTATGAAAAAGGTTTAAATGTTTTTTCTGGAGTTGAAGCTGTAGGTCCAGCTAAAGAAAGAAACGCACAACCTGGAACACCTACAGACAAAACTACCAGTAATCTTCAGCCAAAGTCTATTGCTAATAATTTTGTTACTAATTATATTTTCGGACAACTTGGTGAAACAACTAAAGAAAAAGAAAATAAGCCTAAATCTTTAGTTGAAAAGCTTCAAGAACAACTGCTTGGTCAAGCTATGGAACAGAACAATCAAAAATCTTTTACAAAAAGATTAATAGACTCAATGAAGAACAGTCCTTATGGTGGTTATTTAAACCCAACTAACGCAATGTTGAATATGGAAGATTATTTTAATAGACTGTTTTAAAATAAAAGAACTGCCAATAACATAAAATGTCTTCCACCAATACAAATAAGCAGCCCGTATTTATTGATCGCCCGCTTATTTCTCGTGCCCGTGTCACCAACCAGGTTGTTGGTAACTCAACTAACTTAATGGTACAAGGTGGTCAGACACCAGCCATTCTAGTAGACATGGATGCCACATTGAGTTCAGATAATAACAGTGGTGGCATTGTTGATTCTATCCGTATTATTCGTGATGATATTCCTTTTGCCAACACTGTTGATTACACAGTAAATGCATCTACAGCTGGTGATGCAATTGGTGTCGTTAGTGGTCAAGTAGTCTATGTTGAAACCACTGCTGTTCTTAGTGGTGTAGGCGGAGCAGAATACGGAGCAGGTTATTACACCTATACAGGTTCGGTTGCTTTTGGCGGTATTAATACTGAATTAGCTTATTCCGGTGTAGGTCCTGTAAACACCGGATTTACTTATACCGCATTTGAATCAGGCCAAACTCCGTCTGTTACCTTTGCTGTTTATCACACTCGTGGCACGACAGTGCCTGTTCCTGGAGACGGTGATTACACAATTCTTTTTGCAAAAACACTTCCGGCTAATACTGCAGCAGTTGATTGCTCAGATGTCATGCCTGAAATTAATGTACCAGTTCCCCAGCAAGGTTCTACAGCTGGATTAACAACTTCAGGTGTACCTCTAAAAAATCGTGCAATTAACTTGCAGCGTGGTGATCGGTTGTATGTTGGCGTTGTTCAAAAAGGAAATCAATCTACTACTTCCGGATATATTCCTGGCGCACATATAATTGCACAAGGCGGTTTCTATTGATATGGCACGTAAACGACCAGGAGGTAATTTCGGTAACTTCGGTTCTGATTCCTTTAGTCGTATACCAAAGGTAGAAGAATATCGTGTCCAACCAGTAAAGGCTGCCTTTGGAGGTAGCCTTCCTAATACAATTTATACAAGCGATAGAGAAGCAGCCTGGTCACGTTGGAGACGTGGCTGGGAACTTGCTACTGCAAATGGCGTAGAGCGTCCTTTCTTTTATCCTTTTAGATATAACATTCCTTTGGGAGGTGTATCAGTTATTGGTAGTGGAAGAGCACCTTTTGTTTCCGGAGAACTACAAGGATTTTTAACAGACAATAAAGAATACGGAATGCATTGGGCAGGAAAGATCAATGCAGGTAACTTACGTACCGATCGTTTAACAGATGAACAAGGGACTCTCCTAGCAATCTCTGGAGAAGTATCACCAACAGTACCCTTTTTAGGAAGTGGTCAAGATAATCAAAACTATTGGTATGTTCAATTCAGTGGTGTTTATAGTCAATTTACTATTCCAGGTGTAAGCAGGCCAGTACCAGCCCCTTTTTATGTGCAGCTTAGTCCCTTCTTTGGTATTAAACCTTTAAACGGTGATATCTTAGAAGATAAAATTATTACTTATAACGGAGATCCAGTTGACCAAGACACGATTGATCCAACTACTGGAAAACGCTATGGCTTTGTACAAGCTGTACTTGCTGATGTTGATCAAAACCAGGGCATTCTCAAAATCGAAAAATTAGGATCAGTACAAGCCACTATTGATTCAGGAGTGCTGCAAACACCTTCAAGAATTCCTTTTCATTCCGGAAGGTTTATACAAACAGGTGCACGTTATGCATGTACGTGTCAAGACTTTACACGTAGAAACTATGCATATCTTTCTACGTTAGGTTTATATAAAAAACCACAGTTTCCAAGATCAAAAGTATCTTCAATTAAACCCGGTAGAACAGAAGAAATGACACTACGGGGCAATGTTTTAAACTCTGCTCAACAAGAAATTACACAAAATGTGTTGGATAATCGTTTGATGACGATTATTTATCCCAGTGGAGAAAATAATCGTTACTCTATTCGTGGCGTTACTTTTTCAGAGTCCGGTAAAAATTTATTAAATCCTAAAAATCTTTATCGAGATAAACCTGGAGTCTATACGGACTTTGGTGGTGTTTACACTAGAGGATTTGGTGATGAACCAAATCCTAGCGGTGTGGCAGAAGGTATGCCAAAATTTGGTGATTATAAACAAAGTGGTTTAGATATTACAGAAATTTCTGATACTTGGACATATACATTAGATCAATATAGATACTGCAAACATATCTATGCAATGAAATATGCAGAAGGAGAATTTCCCAATGAACCTTCTGACTTTCCAGTTGAAATGGGTTTAATGAGTGAATGGGAAAATAAACTCGTAGTTGATACTGAAAAGCAACAACGTAAAGCTTTCGAACGTTTAGCGTATTACGGGCTTGGCTATATGGATACACCTCCGTTTAATGTACAGGCACCAATGATGAGCGTGATGCTACAAAAACTAATTAATATTCCTTCTGAATTTATTCAGGTACAAAATTTCTTTATGTTGGATAGCGAAGGAAATATTTATAATGTCGCGTCTGGTGAAATGCCTGCAGCACCTACAAAACAAGATAATTACGTAGTCAGAGATTGGAGTTTTCCCTCAGGTGTTGAGTATTAATTTGACTTGACATCACTTAATCCTTTATAATGTATTCATCAAGTTTTAATAAGAAAACTTGATCTAAAACTTAAGCAGTCCATAAAGGTCAATTCAGTGTCTATAGTTTCCTTACTACTGTATCCGTATCATGTTGCACATGCATCTCCCAACGGACCCACGTATCGTTGATGAAATCTTTTCTCTGAAAACGCAGTCCGACATGGAAGATGTTGGATGGCTTCTTGGAATGGTTGCTACTTATGGCAAAACTCCTGCTGAATTAAAAGGTTTTACCTGGAATGATGATAACAGCATTACCATTAAATCCAAAAAACGTTCCATTCGTCCACTACATCCTCAGTGGGTTTTCTTGTTTCAACTTAAAGAAAAGCAGCCCTTCAACTTGAAGAGCCGCTGGTCATTCCTCTGTTCCAGCCTTGAAAAAACCTGTGGTATTGGCAACGTTAGCCTTACCATCAAAGGTTTATTACTGGCGCATAAAGTTCGTAAAGTTTATTACACCCCCCTTAAGCAGTCAGATGGTTATCGAAAGCAGTCTGGGAAGGCGCTTTTAACTGCTTGACCTTTTGGTTTTCTAACTCTGACAAACGGTCTTGGACTAAAGGAATATTCCAGTAGTATGTATCCCTTGACCGGGTCAGGGGTCCTGCACCATAATGTCTGCCGAGCTTAAACGTACCGTTGTCACGCATACGGTGCAAATCTTTGCGATCAATCTCAAGGATTCGCTCAGCCTTGTGGACAGGAGCCCAGTTCTTAGAAAGTGCTTGCATGAGGTAATTGGAGCTACATATTTAAATTAGGCTTTCACGAATTTATGTCAAGAGAACTTTGAATTATATCGATTCGTTTAATCTAGGTAAAGTTATATGAGGTTTGGCAGACATAAAATAAGATAACGGCTAGAAAAACATGTTCAGAACGGAGAACGAACCTCTCGTCCTTCTAATTGAACTAACTCCGCGATTAGCCAAAAGACGTTTTCGACAATGTATATACGAAGCTTGGGATCATAAATGTGCATATTGTGAGGACCACGCTACAAGCCTAGATCATATTATTCCAAAGTTTAAATCCGGTAGTTCTGCTTGGTTTAATCTTGTTCCTGCTTGTCTACGTTGTAATGGCAATAAAGGATCAGAAGATTTAGAAGAATGGTATTACAAGCAAGATTTTTTCTGTGAGAAAAAACTAGAAAGAATTATTGAATGGACGAAAGGAGATAAAATAGAATTTATAGCTGATACGTCACAACTGGAATTAGAAGCAGCATAATGGCAACTAAAGATCTTACTAAGAAATATTCTGAAAGTTTTGACGACTTTTCTGATGCTAAAAAGCAAAGGATAAGAAAAGAGCTTCTTGGTTTAAATAAAAAAGGTGAAAAAATAGAAAATAAAGATAGTGAACTTTATAAACTTCTTGATGCAAGTTTTCTTGGCGGAAAAGTAGCAGAACAAGATGCTTTCCGTGGACTTGCTGCAGATCTTTTACAAACAACTGTCGATAGATTAAAAGAGCAAAAAGCTAAAGAAACTGAATTTGAAATGTTTCGAGGTCTTTCAGGCTTCGATGAAATTGCCGGTATGGGCGGTAGTTTATCTAACTCTATCCTTGCTGAAATTGGTGGAGTTGCTGGTATGGCCGGTGTTGGAGGAGAAGCTTTAAAAAAAGATAATTTAGAAGAGTCAATTAACAATATGGCTGGCCTTGGTTTTTTGCAAGGCGCTCAATACGATTGGCAAAAATGGTTTGATGGAGAGCTAAGTAAAAGATATGAAAACATGAAAGAAGTAAAAGGTTTAGCAGAAGCAGAACAAACATATAAATTAGAAAAACAATTTATGGATTCATTTATTAATGATTACATTAAACCACGTTTTGATTATTCCAGATCTATAGACGAATTTATAAGCTATATAGATGTCAAACAAGATGAAGAAAATATTTTACAAACAGAAACTACACTGAAAGAATATAAGAATTTAATTAATAAACAAACTCAAAAGTTTTATCAAGATCTTAAACAAAAAAAAGTCGGATTTGATCCGGACTTTTATGCAAATCCTTTATCTGCTTTTAGTTTAAAACAAGGCCGTGGTGTTGATTACAAGGGAATCAGCAGGTCTAAACAGGCAAAGTATCAAAATCAAAGAGAAAAATTTGAAAAAGATTGGGAAGAAGCAAAAAGAAATCCAAAGAAAAAACGTGAATTCCTTGGCGGTAAAAGCTGGAAACAATACGCAGTCCAACTTGGTTATGACCTAAATAATAAAAAAGATTTTGCTAGGCTTCATTACAACGCTATTGGTACTAAAGAAGACTTTGATGGTGCAAAAGATATCATCAATAAATCAGATATTGAAGATTTTATTAATGAACAAGTTATGCCTGGTATTGCCCAAACAGATTTAAAGTTTGGCAATAAACCTTTTAGAGAATTTGTATCTCCTGAAAAATATGCTGATGATTTATTAGGTGATTACAATATAGGAACAGAAGAATATGAAAAAGCTCTTAAAGACCTTGGTATTAGTACAAAAGGATTAAGCATTGATGAAGTACGCGATGAACTTATTTTAGGATTAAGAAGCACAGGTGCAGATACTATTCGAGAATCAATTAAATACTATAACGAAAAGAAAAAGAAGCCATCTCAAAAACTGCTAGGTGTTAGTTATATTGAGCGAGAAGAAGATTACGATAAAGATGCTATTGATGAAGATTCAAACGCCATCTACAAAATGTTTGTTAAAGGTGGCTACGAAGGATCAGAAGATGAATTTTTTAATGAATTTATGCCTGATGCAGATAAAGAAGATATGAAACTTCTTAGTAAAGGACTAAGTGGAAATATAGGTACTATGTTTGATGATTTAGATACAAGCGATCCTTTTGCCGCACTTGGTTCTGTTGGTGGTTTATTAGGAGAAGAACCTGAAGATATGTTTGGAGATAAAACAATTAAATCTTCTTCCAAAGATAAAGAGAGTAGCTACTTTGATGTCTTTGGAGATAAAGAAAAAGAATACGAAGATTATACTAATAAATACAGTGGCTTAGGTGGCTACAGCGGTTTTGGATCATTTAATTTCTTCTAGTAATGTCTAAACATAAAAAAGCTGCTAGTGCAGCTAAAAAAGCAAAAGATCGCTTAAAACCCAATAAACCAGTTCGAACTCCTAATCATCCGACGAAGTCTCACATGGTTCTTGCGAAAGAAGGTGGTAAAGAGAAACTGATTCGTTTCGGGCAACAGGGCGTAAAGGGCGCTGGAAAAAACCCGAAGACAGAAAAAGAGAAAGCACGTAGGCGTTCATATTATGCACGACACAACGCACAAGATAAAAACCCTAGCAAAATGTCAGCACGTTATTGGTCTCATAAAGTGAAATGGTGATGCAATTAGCAGGTAAACAAAAGTAACATGGATCCAAGACTTCTAAGCGTTGCCAGCCGTAGACAATTTGCTAAAGCAGCAAATGCTGCTAGTCGTTATCAAACGTCGGCATTACGAGCAGGAGAAGCAGAAATTAAAAATAATCCATTTATTACAAGAACTTTTAGTCCTGTTTTTAAACAGCAGTTAAGACAAGGACAAGATGTTGGAGATCCCTATGGTGCTCAGTTATCATTAAATCCAACAATATCTGCCATGTTATATGGATCTGGCAACTATGGAATTGATGACATTGCTACTTTACAAGATATACCTGACTTCTACGGCTAATGGTTAATGTTGAAATAGAGATATCAATAGAAGATTGCCGTACTTTATACACAGCAGTCTGTGATGCTATTCAACATTGGCCTGGATCTCCAGCTCGACCTGCACAAGAACAAATTAAGCTGCAGCAAATGAAGACATTTTTGTTTAGTATATTGTGTGAAGCATCTTTAGACCTATGAAAAAAAGTGGTGGTTACGTTATTAGAAAGTCTAAAAAAACGCGCCAAGGGTCAGGGAAACATTCTAAAACAAATCATGGACGTAAAAAATACAAAGGACAAGGAAAATAATATATAGTGTTAAGGATATTCCATTGGTTTAATGTATCCATATAAAGATGCTTTGAATATCATTAAAACTTTTGAGGGTTTTAATGAAAAGGCATATTCAGACCCTGAGACCAACTCAGAGCCATATACCATCGGCTATGGTACACAGTTTTATCCGGATGGTTCTGCCGTCAAGCAGGGCCATCTGTGTACCAGGAAGAAGGCTTTAGAGTACCTACTAAAAGAAATTAATGTTATTGCCCATGAATTAAAAGCTCTAAACATCGGCCTTGATGGTGACATGGAGCAAGCATTAATTTCTTTTATTCATTCAGTAGGTTGGAAAAGTTTTTTATATAGCAATATTATCGATTTTATTGAGCAAGAGCAATATGTCTATGCTGCTGAAGCGATGAATAAATGGATCTATAACAATCAACACCAGGTAATTGGTGGGCTTGTTGAAAGACGCAGAAAAGAAGCACAGCTTTTTATGAACAATATCAATTCCAGTGCATGGAATTCTACAGAAATTTTACTAAGAGCATTCCGTAATTACAGTGCAGCACCACATCAAGTTCGTGCAATCCGTACCTTAGAAACAAATATATCTCCTTACGTCTTGTCAGAATTTGCTAACAACTTTGATATTGAAAGAGATTCAATCTATCAAGAATTTTCTACCGATGAATTGAAGACAATTTTTAAGTCATGGGATTAAAATAACAAAAGCACTAGAAAATGGCATGGGTGATTTAGAAGCTACAAAGGAATTTGATTTACCGCTACATCTCCAGCTCGCCATGCGTAAAGCAGAGATTGCAGCAAAGGAGATGACATGGGAACAATTAGAAGCAGCTCTTTTAAACCTTTACCACCAACGATTGCTTGAAATCCAAGCAATCAAAGACATGCTTCAGTCTGAACAAATCGAACTTGAATTTGATATTCCAACTGATATTGAATTGGCACAGCTTGCTTTGTCGATGATGAGCCATGAAGATCTTTTTGGCGAAGACGACGAAAATGATGCAATGCCTTTTTGATTGAGTAGGAGATAATGCTGTCAACTAAATACCGTCTACGCCTTGAATTTATTTGTGGGCGCATCGCTAAAAATGCAGAGGTGGAGCTGTCTGACATGATTTGGGCAGAAAAATTAGCAAAAGCTAATACCACTGCTGGTGAAATGCTACGCAAAGCACGTCGAACAGCTTCTAATCCAGATATGCCAAATGAAGGATTAGATAGCTTCATGAATGCAATGGACCTGGGGGATCCAGATCCAAGCAATCACCGTAGAGAATTCAAGAGTGCCGACGATATCGTTGAGTGGTTCAGTCAAGAAAAAACTGATGATTGGCGTCAGCGAGATTAGTTATTTTACAGCGCGACGTGCTTTACGACGGGCAACAGTACGATCAGCTTTACGAGCTAGTTTACGTGCTGTTTTAGCTGTATCTTTATCACCTGCTTTCCTTGCTGTTTTAGCAGCAGTTCTTGCATCTTTAGCAAGACCTTTCATTCCACCTCCGCCAGAACGAACACTAGCATTCTCACGAACAAATTTATTACGCTCTCTAGTTGACATATTAGCGAGCATGTTAATTGTTCTTTTATCGTATTTAGGATCAGAGCCAGCGGAGGGACCAGGCATAGTTTTAAAGTAACTAATAATTATTTTAAATCGATTAACTTAGTTAAATACCACTGAGCTTTTTTAAGTGACTCAATACCCCCTTTATATTTTTCTCTCCAAATATACTTGGCAACGTTACCTTTTAGGTACCCTTTATATTCTTCTGGCGTTAATTGCGCTTCGATGGCTTCAATACACTCAATCCCACCCTCGGTGTAATGCGAAGGGTGGTTAACATTATCTACTTCTTTCTTTGCCCAGGGGACTGGGCATATACCCCCTGGACAATCAGAAATTTCTTCTTCTACCGGTTCAAACCAGCTTTCAGTTTCCTTTGTTGAACCATCGCTAGTTCCTGTTCCTCCGGAGACAGTTGACCCATGTCCACTACGAGCTGACGAGGTTGCGGTTGTGCTCCCTGTTGAATTCCCATTTCTGCTGATGGAATTAGACCTGTCAGTCCGCATCGGGGTTGTGCACGAGGATCAATACTTAAATTAACACGATCAGACATATCTTGCTGAGTTAATGCAAGACCAGTATTGTATTCATCGTACAAAGGTACATCATTTGCTTCATTATCTATTGGCTGACCAAATGTATCCATAGTCGCCATTCGCTGTTTAAGTTGATCATGGTTGCCCATGAATTCATCTAGAAAGCCCATCATTTTCTTGTAGTTTATGTCAATTATAATTGACACATGGCTTATAATCCTAACTACGAAAAAGCACGCGATAGTGGTAGCTCTGGTGTTGAGATATCTGATCTCAATCCTGGAAAATACTATGACGTTGATATTCGTCGATTACCAGTGGACGTTCGGGGAACCGCCGCTGTTGCCGGGACGGCAAATGAAGGCAAGCAGCGTCGTGTTGAGCAGTATATGAAAGCAAGACGTTCCGCTGGAAAATATCGTCAGAAGCGTGGTTATGATGAGCCATACACAGATATGCAAGGACAAACTCCAGCTTTTATTGAAGGAGATCAATTTGGTAAAGCTGGAGCCACAAATTATGCGGATAAACCGCAGTCATCTACTAATAAACTTTACTACTAGACTTTAGATAGTACAACTTCATAAGGTTGTCCTTGGTATTTGCCTTTACGAGTTTTATAATCAACTTTACATTCATTCCCTCGATAAAACAGAAGTTGACAGATACCTTCATTAGCGTAAATTTTATTAAATAAAGGAGTACAGTTACTAATCTCCAGAGTCAAGTGGCCTTCCCAACCAGCTTCAGCTGGAGTAATGTTTGCCATAATTCCGGCTCTGGCATATGTACTTTTACCCAGGGCAACTACGGTAACGTTTCGAGGTAAAGTCAAATGCTCAACAGCAACACCAAGACAATAGCCGTAAGGAGGGATAATAAAATATTTCCCTTGCTCATCTTCATGAAGTTCAGTTTCTTTTAAAATTTCAGGGTCAAAATTTTTAGCATCACACATACCGTGCTGAACGCCACCAAATAGCAAACACTGATTTGGAGAAAGTCGAATGTCGTAGCCATACGAGGATAAACCGTAGCTAAGAATCGGCGTGTCATTTTCTTTGTTTACCAGATAGTCTTTAAACGGTGAAATCATACCTTTTTGAGCTAAAGCACGAATTTCCCAGTCACTTAGAACAGACATGTTCTTCTTTCGGTTTAAATATATTAGACGATTATTCTTCCTTTTTCAGAGTAAATATCAATAAAAGCTTCTGTAGCTTCTCCTATATTTTCTTTAGGCTGAAGATAAACAATAAAGCTACATCCTGTACACTTCTTTTCTAATTTGTCATCTGCAAAATAACGTCTTACTAGAGAAGGTCGTTGCTTCATTATGCAGACAGGAAAATCGAAAATATCTTGGTTGTACATCATCATATCCATATAATTAGTAAAATAAATTGCTTGTTCAATTTCACCAGATAACCATTTTCTTCTTAAAGTTCTCCACCAAATTGCATGTCCTGAAACCAAAGAAGGAGACATGCCACGAGTAGCTTTCCACCGATCGTTTTTTTTATCCCAAAAATAAGAAAGATGCGGTGGAAATAAATAGACATTTCCATGCCATTTCTGGAGATTTAAACCGTCGTCTGTTGGAGTAAAGTACTGTGCTGCATTAACGTAATCATTAGCAACTTTACTACTAGCCGGATCTAAATCGATACCACCCATTAAGAAATGGGCGGAATCAACTAGATCACGATTAGAAATCCACTCAAAACCTTCTGATTTATAGTTGCCTTTGCTTTGAGGCAGGCTCATTATGCAGACACTTCGTTGTAGTCAATAGCAAAATAGCGCATACCTTCATGGTCATTAATGATGTAACCAGCGCCTGCATGCGGATCAATCTTCTGTGCAGCTTCTAAAATAGTTCCAAAAGTTTCTGCTAGTTCGCCAGTTTCTTGCTCACACGCATTGTTCAACTCTTCTAAAGTAAGCCAAAACATACTGCGATCACTGTTGTTTGGCTGAAAAACCATACAACCTGGACCCTCCTCATTCCAAAACTTAACAAAGTATTTACCCATATCGCTAAGGATTAACTTGACTGTAGCGTCTGCATAGCGAGCACTATTGCCCTCTAAGTCTTTGCCACAAACTGCCTCTAAAAGTTTTGCGCGTCTATCCATTTTTAATTAGTTTTTGTTTTTGCAATACAGAAAACATTTTAGGCAAAGGCTCATAAATAACCACCATTTTGCCAAGGATGCCCCGTTTTTTAATTAGCTTTCCATTTTCATCTCGCATCTTATCAAATTCACCAGAACGTATAAGATATTCAGCTACACAACGTAATCTACGTTTTAAAGGCAGATCAGCATTAGGAAACCGGCTACAGATAGTATCTGGTTGCATATCAGCAAAAGCCAATCTTAAACGATTAGCCAATGTCATATTGCTATTAGGATCTTCTAACTCAAATTCTTTAACAACAGTGATATAACGACGCAAACAGAGATCATCAAATGAACCCTGAGGCGGAATAAAAATTGAGACTTGGTTAGCGAGAGAAGTCGATAGTATTTCACGATAGTTATCGATTGTTAATCTCGAAATGTCTAAATCCTGAAATCGATTACGCATTATTCTTATTTATCGACGGTACGTTATCCCAATGAGAGCGATCTACATCGTCATAAACGACAGGACCATCAACAGAATCAAAGGTACGTAAGGATGCTTCTTCACCTTTGTAATAAGTCAAAATCAATTGATTCCATGGAATCCGAACTACGTTTTTTCGTGTGCCCATTGGAATCGTGATGTAGTGGATACCTTGCGTCCAGCCTTTAATCCGCTTTTTAGGATCTTTTTTCTTTCCCTGGAGAATCCAGTTACGAATTGTTTGATCAGAAACACCTAAACGTTTAGCACATTCTTCTGTAGAAATGTACTCATCGGCTAAAAATTCAGGGCTAACCCTATCTGTTGTACCGTCATTATACCTAGAGTGCCACATAGCAGAAAGAATATTTTTAATGCCTTTCAGTTCTGTAGATACAGAAGCTAAAGACTTTTCGATATCCGACATACTCTAAAAATTAATGCTACAGTTTCTGTAAACATACTGCGATTTTTATGGAAGATCAAGTGACTTCCAGCCAGAAATATCGGACCCCTGGAATGCTGCCAAAAGAAAATAACTATTATGCTGACCCAGAGGGTCCAAGGTTTAATAACCCTGCTGAATTTGATCAAGCTGTTCAGCAAGGACAAGTGGCTTCACCTCCACGGCCTTCTCAACAACCCTCACAACCACAGCAAGAACAGCAGCCAGGAGTGGTTTATAACGTTCCGGATTTTCAAGCAATGCGAGAAGCTGCTTTACAGCAAGCTATTGAACAGGTAACAGCAAGACGTCAGGTATTCTCACAAGAACAATCTCAGGTTCCTCAAGTTTCTCAAAATGCTCCGCAACAAACACCCTTTGTTCGGCAAGTACCACCTCAACCTGTTGCAAATCCTTCTCAACCTAAGGTGGTTTATGTCAGACGTAATTTAACTCTGGCTGAAATTTTGGTTATTTTAGCACTGTCCTGTGGCCTGGTAACAGGAACACAATTTATTTGGAACACAGGAGCTGATATATTGTCTCGTATTGAGATTAGAGATAAATAAAACAACCTATAATTAAGTTTAGGCCGTTGGTATGAAAGCAGGGTGCCAAATAGAAAAATCACACAATTTGAAGCCATTGCAGCGGCTGAAATTAATGATGCTGATTTACTGACTTTAGTCAGTGTTTTTGAGGTAGACCCTGCACTCCGTAATAAGAAGCTAACGTTTACGGAGTTTCGAAATTATCTCGATCAATATTATATTAATTCTTTAAATTTTGACCCTTTAATCGCTACTAATGTAATTATTTCCTCTGGCTTAAACGTCAGTGGTATTGTTTCTTTTTCTGATGTTTTAAGCGTAAGTGGCGCTGCCACTTTTACTAATGATATTAGTATTAGTGGAGATGTAGTTGTTGGAACAGATTTATCAGTTGATGGCACTATAAGCGGTAATGTTGTCGATGTCGGTACGATTATTACTGACAGTATTGAAGTTCAAGGTACAGGAACTTTTATTACAGCAACCGGTGGACAAAGTAATTTTATTACTGGAAATTTTCAACAAACATATACAGATACAGCAACAGGACAAAATAGTAATTATTTAAATGGTAATTACTCTGTTTTAACAGCAGACGTTTCTACATTTGGAACTTTAGATATTAGTGATATCACTATTACAGGTTATTTGATAAGTAATGAAGCTATTATTGCAAATGTTATTGCCGTCACTGGGGCTCTTGGTGCCGCCTCTATTATAGGTGATACAATTGATGCTAATGTTCTAAATACAGAGTCAGGTTATTTTCAATACATTTCAGGAAATACGATTACAGGAAATACCCTTGAAGTTTATTCAGGTGTTTTTGCTAATGTAGATTCCGAACAAGTTGAATCAAACCAAGTTCGGACAAGTGGTCTTTATGTTTATAACTTAACAGGTTTATTTACTACTATTAAGTCAGGTTTTGTACAAGAAGATCTTTTTGTCACTGGAACCTTAAGTGGAGCAAATATAACTGGAGATGTTGTTAATGCTGTGTCTGCTTATGTAGATACTTTCACAGGTGCTTTTATTAGCGGCTACGAAATAAATGCCGGTGAAATTAATACCGATGTTTTAAATGCAGCAAGTATTGCTTTTTCTGGAAATCAAATTATTAGTGGTGATTTAACAGTACTAGGAGATGGCACTATAACCAGTGGATTATCAGTCACAGATGACGTTTACTTTGGCAGTGGCCTTGTGGTGTCTGGTAATACTACTATTAGTGGAGACTTAAATGTTAACGGAAATGTTTCATTTAGTGGTGGAGACTTTACTTATAACGATTTAACTGTTACTGGTACTGCTTTATTTAACAGCGGAACAGCAGCTGCTCCTTCAATTAGTTACATAAATGATGCAAGTGTAGGAGTATTTTTTACAGGTTCTGGAACTAACAGTGGAAATGTTGGTCTTGCAGTTTCAGGAACAGAAAAGATCAGCTTTAACAATAGTGGTCTAATAACTATTTCTGCAGGAGATATTGGACTAGCTGGAACAATTCCATTTGAACCAGTAAGTGGTTTATATATTAATGGTGGTGTTTATATCAGTGGAACTGCTAATACTATTTATGGACATACTTATTTATTTAGTGATTTAGATATGTCACTTGGCACAGCTAGTGCTATGTTTAGAGGCATACAAGTTTTTGAACCTGCTTACTATTCAAGTGGTATATTTATAAGCGGTCAAACTGTTGCAAAATATGGAAGCGTTGCAGAACCTGGGTTAGCTTTTGATCGAATGGATGGATCAACCTCTAATCCAGTTGATGGAATTATGGTAAGTAAACCAAGCGGAGGTACAAATGCAACTATGACTTTTGTACATGAAAATACTTCTGGCATGTCTTTTACATCTGGAGACAATGGCTTTATTCTTACAATTTGGGGGAATTAAAGTAGAATGGATCCATCAATAGTAGACGTATTGTAGGAAAAAATTATGGCTCAGTATGGAGAACTGCGTGCAGACTTTATCACGTACACAACAGGTGTAGGCGGTGGAGAAGCTAACCATACAATTACTGTTTCAAGTTTAGTAAATGCGCCTACCTTTAGTGGTGATGTTGTCATTACTGGTGATCTAGATGTTAAAGGAACAATTACAGTTACTGGTGATGTAGTTACAACAACAGGAAGTTTTACTACTGAAGATGGTAATTTAACAACTACTAACGGCATACTTACAGCAGTATCAGGATCTTTTGCTTCTGGTTTAGTTGATAAACCTGCAGTAACTATCGGAAGTAATATTAATGGTTTTTATTCCCCTGCTACAAATCAATTAGGAATTAGTACAAGCGGTACTGAACGTTTTAGATTTGCAGATACAGGTGCGTTTGGCATTGCCGGTGCAAATTATGGAACCTCTGGACAAGTTTTAACAAGTAATGGAACAGGTAGTGCTCCTACATGGTCTACTGCTGCTGGCGGTGCATCTGCAATTAATGATTTATCAGACGCACTTACATTAGATTCTGGAAAAACTATTGGTTTAGGTACGGGTGCATTAGTTAATGATGATGGGAGTCAAAACTACAATACCGCAGTTGGCTATCAAGCTCTAAATTCAAACACCATAGGAATTAATAATACTGCTGTTGGTTATCGAGCTGCTGCCTCAACGGTAACTCCCCAGCAGGTAACAGCTTTTGGTGCACAAGCTTTAGAAGATTTTACGGGTAATACCGCGCTTGGTTTTTGTGTTGCAGTCGGCTATAGAGCCGGTTTGAATATGACAACGCCATACAATTTTACTATTGTCGGCGCATCTGCAATGGTTAGCGCAACAACAGGCGGAATTAATTCAACAATTATAGGGACAGCTGCATGTGAAGGTCTAACAACAGCCGTACAAGTAACAGCCGTTGGTCATAAAGCACTGGGAAATGTTACTACCGGAAATAACAATACAAGCATTGGCTATGAAGCAGGCCACAACATTACAACAGGAACTAACAATTTAGTTCTTGGCTTTAACGCTGACGCTAGCTCTGCCACTGTTTCAAATGAAATTACTTTAGGGGATACGAATATTACCAGCTTCCGTATTCCAGGTTTACAATCTAGTGCTACTAATGGGCAGGTACTAACTTATAACTCTACAAATGATAATATTGAATTTTCAACAGCAGGAGGTGGTGGAGCATCTGCAATTAATGATTTATCAGATGGTCTTACTAACAGTAGTGGAGCAACACTTGGATTAGGAACTGATGCTCTTGCTAATGACGATGGTACGAGTAATAACAACACAGCAGTTGGATACGAAGCACTTAAGGCAAATACTTCAGGTGGTAATAACACCGCTTTAGGCAACGGAGCCCTCAGACAAGCACAAACAGCAAATAGAAACATTGCTATTGGTGTTCAAGCGTTAGATGCTGTTGTTACCGGCGACGATAACATTGCAGTTGGTGTTTCAGCCTTAGGGGCAAACACAAGTGGTCAAACCAATGTTGCTATCGGAACCAACGCACTGAACGCAAATACTACAGGTGATAGTAACGTAGCCATAGGCTATAACACCTTAGATAGTCTTCTAAGTGGTTCTGACAACGTTGCTCTTGGTGACGGAGTTTTAGGTGCTTTAACTACAGGAAGTTATAACCATGGTGTGGGTGAAGCTGCTGGACAAAGCCTTACTACTGGTCTTTCAAATGTACTGCTAGGAAGACTTGCAGGAAGAAATATTACTGCCTCAAGTTTTAACGTATGTGTCGGTAACCAAGCAGGAGATGGAATTAACGGAGCTTTTGCTAATTATAATGTTGCCATCGGGCATGATGCGCTTTCAGCTTCGTTGTCAACCAGCAACAGCACAGCGGTTGGAGGCGGTGCGCTTTATAACAGCACAGGCGCAAAGAACACTGCTGTTGGTCGAGACGCAGGCAACACAACTACTACTGGAGCTAACGTAACTTGCATTGGTTATGACGCTGAAGCCAGTTCAGCAACAGCTTCTAATGAAATTACTCTTGGTA